GGTCCGGATACTACTACAAATACTGCTTTGCAAAACGCTGACTGGGAAAAGGATTACTTTACGTCGGCGCGACCTTGGGAGCAGAAAGGTCCCGCCATCACAATCCCACTTGGCTCTTCGGCTCCTGTTATCGGTTTCGGTCCAAAGACAGGCACGGATAATAAAGCTGCTCCAGCTGGTGCCACGACCATCTTTGACAGCGACGGCGTTCAACGCGCTCTGGCAGCACACTGGAACATGTTTAACGACCCGTCCGACACCGCGACTAATGCTGGTGAAATGCGGTTCGGTCTCGAAAGTCAAACACTAGGCGGCGTTACTTACCCTCATCTTCGGGCTGATCTTACCAATGCTTCAGCTATTACTATCAATGCACTTCGTGAAGCTATGGCTTTACAACGCTACGCTGAGGCTCGTGCTCGCTATGGATCAAGGTACACTGAGTATCTACGTTACCTCGGAGTCAAGTCCTCTGACGCACGGCTACAGCGTCCTGAATATCTCGGAGGCGGTCGCGAGGTTGTTCAATTCTCTGAAGTCTTGCAAACAGCCGAAGGTGAAGATGGTCCTGTCGCATCCATGTATGGGCACGGTATTGCTGGAATGCGTAGTAACCGGTATCGCAAGTTCTTCGAAGAGCACGGATACATCGTCTCCCTCTTAACCTGCCGTCCCAAGACGATCTACGGGCAGGGTCTTTTCCGCCACTGGAACCGCCGCGTCAAGGAGGACTACTGGCAACAGGAGTTGCAACATATCGGTCAACAGGAGATACTTAACAAAGAGGTCTATGCGGCGCACGCAAGCCCCAATGACACCTTTGGTTTCCAGGATCGCTATGACGAATATCGAAGATCAGAAAGCCTCATCTCGGGCGAGTTCCGAGATACCACGCTGGATCACTGGCATATGTCGCGCATCTTTGGTTCGACGCCGGCGCTCAACGCTTCGTTTGTTAGCTCGGTCCCGACGAAACGCATCTTCGCTTCAACGGCTACTGACGGTCTGTATATTAACGCTAAACATTCTATACAAGCTCGTCGTATGGTTGCAGCAGTCGGGAGGTCCTTCATCTACTGACCGCTGCCCTTAATCTTATCGGAGTTATCCCATGGCTGAAAATCATGAGCGGGAACAATCCGTTCAATCTCTCCATCTTGACGAGTACGGCAGGGAGCTGCCTAACCCCGTCCCTATGCAACCGGCTATTAACTACAAAAAGCAGCCCTCTATCGGCGAGCTTATGCGCCAGGCTATTCGCCAGGCTTCCCTGGAAGCCGCTCAACAAGGCGCTGAAACTGAGCAAGAAGCTAACGACTTTGATGTCGGCGAGGATCTGGAGCCGCACTCTCCTTGGGAATCGGAATTCGAGCCTGATCCTATGCTTGATCACATGATTGCTTTGCGATCGGAACCGCCCCGGCAGGCGGCGAAGCCGCCTGCCTCTTCTTCGGCGCCGGAAACGCCGCCGTCTAATCCGTCAAGCGGTCCAGCGCAGCGGCCGCTTGACGCGCCCGTAAAGTAAGCTCATGGCAGGCGGGGGACATTGTCCCCCGCATTGCTAAGCCACTTCTTCTTCTTGGTTCCTCGCCCTCTACGCGCGGCCCCCGGTCTCTCATCCCCCTGGGATGAACCCAAAAAACAGTGCACTCCTTGATGTGCCCTGTGTTAGGTGACAGGAGCAAGGCATGGCCAGGTCTAAAACAAACTCATTTCAAGGGCAGCGCGATTCCCTAAATCAATCGCTAACTTCGTTGCTGTCCTTTCCTGTTCGGCCTATGCCGACGCTCCTTCCCTTACCCTACCCAACCCCACAGGAGGTCTTACCCTATGCTGGAGACCGACGTCTCTTCACGCCGGACGCTACAACTGCCCCTCCACGCGCTGTCACGCGAGCAGCTTCTCGCGTTGATGCTGGTTATAAACCAGCGGCTGTCCGGTTTGCTGACCCGCATCTCGTCGGTATCTGTGCCCGACGCCAAATCCGTAAGGAGGTGCTGCACGCGCTTAAGCGAACTCGCAAAGGAGCTGGAAGCTCGAAACGTCATAACTTCTGGTCAAGGGTCAGCTGTAAATGATCGGTGAACTCATCTCTGCCGGTGCCAACATTCTCGGCGGCATCATGGGCAGCAACGACAAGAAACGCGATATCCAGATGCAAAAGGATTTCGCTCAACAAGGTATCCGCTGGAAGGTCGAGGATGCGAAAGCTGCTGGCATACATCCCCTTGCTGCCCTGGGAGCACAAACGACCTCCTACGCACCCGTGTCAGTTGGCGGGCCGTCTATTGCATCCGGCCTCGCCTCCGCTGGTCAAGATATCGCTCGCGGCGTTCACGCCACTCGCTCAAACACTGAAAAGGTGGATGCGTACGCTAAGACGATCCAGGACCTAAACGTCCGTCGCATGGGCCTCGAAAATGATCTACTCGCCTCACAAATTGCCAAGGTCAACGCGACGGGTCCTACACCAGGCATGCCGTCTCCTTCGGAACGCTACCTCATCGAAGGACAGGGAAATTCGCCGCTCGTTCAATCATCGCCTCAGCAACGAACTATGTCAGCTCCCGAGGCGGGTTCGCAGGAACCCGGCGCAATTACGGAAGTGGGCTATGCTCGCACGCCTACAGGCTGGGCACCTGTTATGTCGAAAGATGTCAAAGACAGGCTCGAAGAAGACCTTATCGGCATGCTTACCTGGAACATCAGAAACCGTCTTGCCCCCACTCTTGATGCTCATGCAGGCAACCCGCCTGCCGGTAATCCCGCAGGACCCGGCGAGCAGTGGGTTTACAGTCCCCTCAAGCAGGAATACATTAAAGTTCCCATCCCCCGTCGCCAGCGCGGTCTGGGTGCCGGTTTCCAACGCTGGTATCAATGAAAGGATGCTACATGCGCTTCCGTCGTAAACGTCGGTTCTCTCGTCGCTCGCCTCGTCGTCGCTTTCGCTCTCGTAGAAGGATGTCCGGTCCAATGCGGATCGGCACAAGGATGTAATGTTGCTTTGCCGTAACCCTTATATGGCAAGCGGTGGGAACGCCTATGGATGTGGTCAATGTATGCCTTGTCGCATCAACCGTCGCCGTATGTGGACCCACCGCATCATGCTGGAGTGCACTCAACATAGCACTAACAGCTTCTGGACCCTCACTTATGCAGACGATTTTGTTCCTAAAACTGAGGGCGGTTTACCCACTCTAGACCCAAAGGATTTGACAGATTTTCTAAAGCGCCTTAGGTTCGATTATCACCCATCGAAACTGAGGTATTTTAATGTCGGAGAATACGGAGAAAAAACAGGGCGTCCACACTATCACCTTGCCCTCTTTGCTTTCCCCCCGTGTGATCGGGGACTTACTAGCCTTAACAGACGAGGAGATTGCTGCCGCATTTGCGACCGCGTCCGTGACTTATGGGGTAAAGGTCACGTTTATTCGGGGCAGCTGGAGGATGCTAGCGCAGCGTATATTAGTGGCTACGTCACCAAAAAAATGACCACCAAGGAGGACTCTCGATGCAACGGGAGGCACCCGGAATTTGCGAGGATGAGCCTGAAGCCTGGGATTGGTGCTGGCTTCATTCCAGAGGTTGCGTCCGCTCTACTCAGCCACAATTTAGATTCTACGCTGAGCGATGTTCCCACCTCTTTGGCCCACGGGAAGTATGTAAGACCCTTAGGGAGGTACTTAACCCGCGAGTTACGCAAGCATATCGGAAGGCCACCCGATGCACCGCTATCGACAATCCAAGCTTCACAGGAGAAAATGCGCCCTCTGCAGGAGATGGCGCGCAAGACTGCGCCCAAAGGGACTTATTCGGACACGTTTAAAGCGCTTATTCTGGAGGTGAACGAAGGTAAATACATCCAACTTATGGCTAAAGCTAATCGCACAAAGAAACGGGAAAGCATATGAAGCGCAATAAATTCAATCTGTCTTACACAAAGCTGCTCACTTGCGATATGGGTGAGCTAGTTCCTATCGGGCTTACTGAGGTTCTACCGGGTGATACAGTACAGCAAGCTACTTCGGCTCTTATTCGTTGCGCTCCTCTGCTTGCTCCTGTCATGCATCCTGTCAGAGTTGCTATCCACCACTGGTTTGTCCCCCACCGGCTTGTCTGGGAGGATTTCCAGGACTTCATTACTGGTGGCCCTGACGGTCTTGACGATAGCATCTTCCCTACTATTACTCTTAGCGGAGGTTCCGGCGCTGCTATTGGCTCTCTCGCTGACTATCTGGGTGTGCCTACTGGCGTTAATAACTTGGAAGTGTCCGCTCTTCCTTTTCGCGCCTACGCTATGATCTGGAACGAGTTCTACCGCGATCAGGATTTACAAACGCCGCTGGTTATCGATGAAACATCCGGTCCGGATACTACTACAAATACTGCTTTGCAAAACGCTGACTGGGAAAAGGATTACTTTACGTCGGCGCGACCTTGGGAGCAGAAAGGTCCCGCCATCACAATCCCACTTGGCTCTTCGG